GCCCATGCCGCCTATGCCGCCGCCTATGCCGCCTACAATGCCGCCGCCTATGCCGCCTATGCCGCCTATGCCGCCGCCCATACCCGAAAAAAGACCTTGAAGAAATGCGCTGATATTGTCAGGGAGTATTACCCAACGGCGCCGGAGCTTAAAGATGGATAAAGATAAGATTCGCCAGCAATTCCGGAACTACCGAAACGCTATCGCTGACTTAGAACAAAAACTCTACGAGGCTAATGATACTCCCACCCCCCCCCTAATGTATACTAAAACAGTCAACATTAAATCAGCTTCGCACTATAGTTGTTATGTAAAATATAGGCGTGGAATAGGTAGAGAAGGGGGGAGGGGGCTTAAAATTACCTCAATAACTGTAGATAGGCGTAGAGTGCTCCCCAATAACGCTAGACAAGAATAAAAGAGCCGGCTAAGTGCAAAACTCTCACTGGTTTCCTTGACAATTAATCAAGTTTAGTGTAGAATAGTGTTGAAATGATAGACTTCAAGGATTTACCCCTTCAGGAGAAGATTTACTTCCAGTAAAAGACTTCGGCAGTCGGTTATGAAGGTTTGACAAATAGAAAAACCAAAAGGAAGTTGACAGGTAGGTAGAATTAGTATAGAATAAGGGTATGAGAGTATTAGTAGCTTGTGAAGAGAGCCAAACTGTTTGCAAAGCGTTCCGTGAGCGTGGGCATGAGGCGTATTCTTGTGATACACAGGATTGTTCAGGTGGACACCTTGAATGGCATATCAAAGATGATGTTCTCAGACATTTGAATGACGGGTGGGATTTGATGATTGCTCACCCACCTTGCACCCATTTAGCTGTTTCAGGTGCAAGGTATTTCGCAAAGAAGATAGCAGACGGGAGACAAAAACAAGCTATTGAATTTTTCCTTAAATTCACACAGATAGATATTCTTAAAGTAGCAATAGAAAACCCTGTATCTATTATGAGTAGGTATTACCGTAAGCCTGACCAGATTATCCAGCCTTACTATTTTGGTGATGAGTTCCAAAAGACAACGTGTTTATGGTTAAAAAATTTGCCTAAGTTACGTTACGGTAAAGAGGTTCAGATTGCCTTTGGTGAAACTAGCCCACCTCAAACTGATATAGTAGGTAAGGGTGAAATGATTACCTTTGCTAGTGGTAGAGTTATGCCTAAGTGGTATGCAGACGCTTGGGGGGATGCAAAGACTAAAAGTAAAACATTTCAGGGTATCGCTCAAGCAATGGCAGAACAATGGGGATAGGATTAGTATAGAATGTAGATATGGATATAAACAAGGTCTATTTAGGGGATTGTCTTGAGATAATGCCGTCTATACCAGATAAGAGTATAGATATGATACTTTGTGATTTACCCTATGGGGTTACTGCACGTAATGAATGGGATTCCATTATCCCACTAGATAATTTATGGGTGAATTGGGATAGGATACTCAAGATTGGGGGTATTGTTGTTTTAACAGCCACTCAACCATTTACCTCAAGATTAGTAGTAAGTAATCTAAAGGATTTTAAATACGAATGGATATGGCGGAAACAACAAGGCACTGGATTTTTAAACGCCAAGAAACAGCCATTAAGAAATCACGAGTCTATAGTAGTATTCTATAAGAGTCAACCAACATATAATCCTCAATTCACAAAGGGGAAGCCTTATAAATGTCTATCGGGTGAAGGTAGTTTAGATTATGGCGAGCAGGTGAGAGTTATAACCGAAAATGATGGGAGGCGTTACCCTTTAACGGTATTGGATATTCCTTATGATAAGAATAAGTTACACCCCACTCAAAAACCTATAGCCTTATTTGAATATCTAATCAAGACCTACACCAATGAAGGTGATTTAGTATTAGATAACTGTGCTGGTTCAGGCACTACGGGAGTAGCTTGCGAGAACTTAAGCCGTAACTACATCCTGATAGAGAAAGAGCCTAAGTATTATGAGATTATCCTTAAGAGATTAAGGCAAGAGGTGCTACTGTAATATGGCAAAGATAGATTTATCATCTCAATACAAACCACACCCCAGACAGGTATTAGCCCACACTGCCCCTGAAAGGTTCGTTTTATACGGCGGCGCTTTCGGGGGTGGAAAGACAATCTGGCTGGTGAATGAATCTATCCAGCTATGTTTAGACTACCCTGGCAATGTGGGGTATATTTGCAGAAATGAGTTACCAGCTTTCCGGCGTTCTGTATTGATTGAACTTGAAAAGAACTATTTCAAGTTTAAGAACGGGAGTTTACTTTTCTACGGCGGGCTAGGCGATTCGGTATCTGGTTTACAGAGATTGTCCTCGATGAGTTTAGGATTTTTCGCAATTGACCAGGCAGAAGAGACAACCGAGACCCACTTCAACATGTTAGCTGGACGTTTAAGACTTCAAGTCCCAAAGATTCAATACAAAGGTTTACTCACTTGCAATCCCGCCCCTGGCTGGGTGAAGCAGAAGTTTGTCGAGCAGAAGCTCCCCGACCATGTATTTATTCAGAGCCTACCGAAGGACAACCCGTTTTTACCCCCCGATTATGAAAGCGGATTACGGAAGATTTTTCCAGCAGAATGGGTCGCCAGTATGCTTGAGGGGAACTGGGATGCTTTGGAGGGGGGTAACTTTTTATTCCAGTACAAATACATACGGGCTGCCGTCAATAGAGAGCTTACTTGATATTGTTCTATCCGTTATGGTATAATATAAGTATGGCAAGATATACTTGTAAGGTTTGCGGTAAAGAGGTTATACGCAAGCCGTGTGAAGTGGGTAAGACTGGGGATGTCTATTGTAGCCATGAATGTTACAATACTATTCTCAGGGGTGAAACTAATCCGAACTTTAATAATCACTGGGCAGAGGAATTAAGACAATCTCAATCAGTAACACTCAAAGCCACATTCCGTAATGGGCGTAAAACATGGAATAAAGGGTTGACTAAAGTTGATGACCCTAGATTGGCAAAATGTGGGGTTATCGGTAATGACAATGGTAAATATTCTAAGGGAAGCAAACGCCCTGATAATATATGGCGTAATTTATTTAACAGTGCCGGTGTTAGATTCGGATTGCAGAAGATTCATAAGTATAAATATCATGCTAAATTTTGGCTTATATTACGTGATGAAGTATTAAAACGAGATAATAACCAATGCCAATTATGTGGCAAAACTGGTGATTTGATAATTCACCATAAAATCCCTGTTAAAATGGGGGGTAAGGATGATATTGATAATCTTATCACTTTATGTAGAATTTGCCATGGGATTGAAGAGGTAAAAGCACGTGAGCGAAATTATGTGGGCAGGCGTGGACATCGCAAGAACTGGTGAAGACCAATCAGTCTTTACTTTAAGACAGGGTGACAAGGTGACTTATGCAGATTCTTGGGGTAAGACTGATTTAATGGAGACCTCAGGTATCATCCTCCAGAAGATAGAACGCTTTAATTTAGACCCAAAGAATGTCAATTTAGACTCCGTGGGTGTGGGTGCGGGCGTGTATGACAGACTTAGAGAGCAGAAGGTTTACGTTAATGGTATCATCGCCGGTGGTGAACCGCAGGACAAAGACCACTACGTCAACATAAGAGCTGAGATGTATGATAACCTTCGTAAGAGATTCGAAGCAGGGACTATCTCAATACCGGACGACCAGGACTTGATAGCCCAGTTATCTAGTATAAGATTCAAGATAGCCTCAGACAAGAAGTTACAGATAATAAGCAAGGAAGATATGAAAAGGCAATATCACTTAAAGTCACCCGATAAGGCCGATAGTCTCGCCCTTGCTTTCTATGAGGGGAAAATAAATAATCCGAACTTGAGGTGGTTATAATGGACTTATTGTGCCAAGAAGCTAAACCGTAAATGTATAGGAATAGAAATAGAGGAACGCTACTGTGAAATAGCAGCCAAACGATGTTCTCAAATTGTGATGAAGTTAGAGATATGATTAACCCCTACTGGGCGTTGTATGCCCGAATCTTCAGGCTCATAATATGCCGTTCCTGTGGTGCCGTATTAGATAGCGACTATAAGAAACGAAGAAGGGGTAAACTTTGCTCGTCCTGTAAAGTAGAAGATACTCTGACTGTGGCAAGGGGTATTGACTTTGTTCGTTTATACTAGTTAATAGTGGGAGGTGTAATGACCTTTACCTAACGCTCGGCTGTTTCCGCTTACAGGGAACGCTAAACGCCGAGCAGACTTTATGCCTTCGGGCTTTTATATATTGTCAACTCAGCGTCAATCTTTTCGACACAACAATCAGGCGATATATTGTGTAAGTCCCCTGTTTGAATATCTAAACAACATCCACACTCCTTATTTACCTCGCCAATCTTAATACAAATCTTATCATCATTTTTGCACTCTGTTAATGGTAACAAAAACACATCACCTTTTTTAAGTTCGCCAAATGTATGTGTTCGTGTCCTTTTCGTAGTAACCTTCATAATCTCACCTCCACTTTTATTTGTTAGGAGATAAGGACTTGCACCTTATATGCCTTGTATTTGGCGATAGTGAACTAGAGACTTATTAGCTAGTATGCTAGGCTCTGTCGCTCTATTGCGTATCCTATTTCGCCACTCCTAACATTTTCAGTATAGCATAATGGAGACTTGATGTCAATAGCCTCTAGAATTAAATCCCTCATAAAACAGCCTAGATTTGATTATAGTGTAAATCGTTATTTGGGTGCGGGCGGTAACATACCTCCAGACCGTAACCCTGAAGGATTCCTTCGGGCTTACGAACAAGTGGGGTGGCTCCACGCCGTCGTCTTCCGTATAGCTCTAGGTTGTAGTGAAGTCCAGTGGACATTACACGATGTTTCTAACCGAGATAAACCCAAACAGATATTTGACCATCCTATCTTGAAACTCCTCCACCTGGTCAATCCTTTCCAGACCTCTAACGAGTTTATTGCGTTAGATACGATTTACCAAGAGCTTGTAGGGGAGTCATTCTGGGTATTAAACTATAATGCGCTAGGCGAGCCTGCCGAAATCTGGATACCCTATCCGCACCTAATGTCGGTAGTGCCTGATAAGACTAAGTTTATTAAGGGCTATGTTTATGGTTCTGGTGCTAACGCAGTTCCGTTTGATGTAAACGAAGTCATACATTTCAAGTATCCCTCTCCGTTAAATCAATATCGAGGACTCGGCCCTGCGCAGTCTATCGGGGTAGACCTAGACGCCGAGATGTATTCGGGCTTATGGAATAGGCAATTCTTTTATAACTCAGCCCGTCCCGATGGCGTAATTCAGTTTGACTACAATCTCTCCGATGAGCAATTCGACAAGCTGAAGAAACAATGGTCAGAGAAATATAAGGGTGTTTCCAAGGCTCACCAGGTAGCGTTACTTGAGGGTGGCGGGAAGTATTTACAGATTCAAAATACAGTCAAGGATATGGACTTCTCTAATCTGAAATTAAGAAATAGAGATGTTATTCTTGGTGTATTTGGTATGCCACAATCTGTAATGGGCATATCAGAGAATGTCAACAAAGCCAATGCCGAAGCAGGAGATTACACCTTTGCTCGATGGCTGGTTAAACCTAGATTAGACTGGAAGGCGGCTAAACTCCAGGAGCAACTGGTTCCGCTATTCCGTAACTCCAAGAACCTCAAACTATGCTTTGAAGAAGTAGTCAAGGAAACAGTTGAGCAAAAGGTAACTTCCGCCGAATCAGGAATGAGGGCGGGTTATTTAACAATAAACGAAGCCCGCAGTATGCAGGGATATGACCCCTTACCAAACGGCGATGTTCTGTTAGTGCCTCTTAATCTTATACCTACACCTGTTGGCGGTAAACCACCTGAATCACCAGAAGAAAACCCCGAAGATGAAGATGGTCAACTTGTAGGCAAAGGCTTAACCCCTGACCAGAAGAAAACACACTGGGAAGTCTATGCCCAAAAGACAGAACGCCAAGAGACAATGTTTAAGAGGGTGTTTGTAAGTGTCTTTGATGAGCAAAAGAAACTCATAGTAGAGCAATACACAAGAACAGGCTCACTTCCTAATGATTTAATAGACGAGAACACCGCTAAGAAGTTTGAGCCTGCTATTGAACTGGTTTATCACGATTCATTTGAGGATGCAGTTTAGACCACCATTCTCGAAGATGGTTAAATTGCTTCTCTGATAAAACATTTTTGAAGCAGAGAGCGATAATCTCGCCCTTCTGATTTGTGCCGAACCAACCATTAAAAGGTATTTTCATATTTTGCCTCTATACCATAATCATACGGGAGATTAAATATCTTGTCAAATTACTTAAGGAACGCACAAATAGGGCAATACCATTTTTTTAATTTAGTATTCCAGAGTTTTTGAACACCACACTTGCATTTTGGTGGTTTTTTGACTGAATATTGTAAGGCCATACATAATTTATCCATAGTTATATTGTAAACTAGTTCACTTAGTTTGTCAAGTCTTTTATGTAAAGTAAGGAAAATATATTTTAATGATAGAAAACAAACAACTAGATACCTCCGCCTTAGACTGGATTAAACTTCGTTCTCTTGCTCTAGCCAAGTCTATCAATAAGACTACACTAGAGGCTTTAAGGCGTGAATTGGCGTTAAGTTTTGAAGCGGGTGAATCTATTAAAGAATTTACCAAGAGAATAGAGGGATACTTTGAGGGGAACGCTAAAGCAAGGGCTGAATTAGTCTCACGCTCAGAAGTGATAGCCGCATCCAATGAGGGGGCTTTGCATCGTTTTGACATTGAGGGGATAACGAAATCAGAATGGCTAACATCTCAAGACGGGAGTGTGTGTGAGGAATGTGACCCGATGGATGGGAAGATATTTATCACTAAGGAAGCAAGCGGGATGATTCCCCGGCATCCTGCGTGTCGCTGTGTGTGGTTGCCGGTGATTGAATGACAGAAGTAACAATCAAGTCATACCGCAAGGAACGAGAAAAAGAGATATTAGATGGACTCCAAAGGTCTCTTGAAAAAGTGGGGGCTATTGTTGAGAGACAGGCTAAAATCAATGTCTCGCAGACTACAGGACACCCCAAAGTCCAGACAGGAAGATTAAGAGCCTCTATAATCCACGAGACCAATCAGGATAGTGTATCTATCGGGACTAACGTAGTTTATGGAAAATATCTAGAGTTCGGGACTTCAAAGATGCCTCCATATCCCTGGCTTTTCCCTGCTGTGGAATTAAAGAAACCCGAAATTATAGAAGCTCTAAAGGGCAACTTTACAATAGAATAATCTTTGGGGGGTATTATGGACACTGTTTATAAAATCCTTGAGAATGTTGAAGTTAAAAAAGTAGGCGAGCGTCAATACGAATTCACTGCCTCGACTGCCGATATGGACAGGGACGGGGAGGTTATTGATGTTTCGGGCTGGGACTTGAAGAACTACAAAAAGAATCCTGTCATCATGTATGCCCACGATTACCGAACCTTGCCTATCGGCAAAGCTACACACATCGGGGTTAAAGATGGCAAGCTAAAAAACACTGTCGAGTTTCCCCCCGAAGGAACGTATGAGTTTGCCGATATTGTGGAGAGGCTTGTCAATACAGGTTATCTCAAAACAGAGTCCGTGGGTTTCATTCCTCGCAAGTGGGAAGATGGGGAAGGCGGAGACAAAGCTCCTCGCCGGACATACACCAAACAAGAATTACTAGAGATTTCTATCGTACCTGTCCCATCAAATCCTAACGCCCTAATGAACGCTGTTAAAGAGGGTGTTATTACAACTAAACAATTTGAGGCTATTACCAAACCCGAAGAGACAGACGAATACTATCGCATCCCTGTTCCCGGTGAAGATGGTAAACACGAAGACCACAAAATCAGGACTATGGATGTCTCAAAAGATAAAGGTATCAAGGGGCTTTACTGCATAGACGATAAGAAAATAATCGTCTATATGTTTGACAAAGACAAATGGGATTCAATGGCTGAATGTCAGGAGTGGATGAAGGAACACATGGGGAAAACCTTTGAACCCCACGAAGTCTCACAACGGGAAATCATAGACGAAATAGACTACTTAATAACTCTAATTGACAAAGAAGGAATAAGCGATGGGGTAAAAGAAAGATTGCAAGACCTTGCAAAGCGTCTCCCTGCTGACGACATAGCAGTTATAGATATAGTCAAAGACGTTCCTCTGTCAATAGTGGGGGATGTCAAACAAGCTCTTACGAGTAATGACATTTTGGAATCAATAAAACGAATTGGAGGTAAATAATGTTAACAGATGCTCAGAAATTAGAACTGGACAAGGATATACAGGAAATTGTAGATGCCAGAGTCCAGGCACAAGTAGAAGAGAAATTGTCAAAGGAAATCATAAAGAGATTTACTCCGGGGACTCCGGAACCACAGACTAAGGGGTTTAAGTCTCTTGGAGAACAGTTGAAAGCGGTTATGGCTGCTGAGACTGAACACGTGGTTGACCCCAGACTGAAAGCCACCGGCGCAAGTGAGGGTGTTCCTGCTGACGGCGGATTCCTATTGCAGCCCGACCTCGCCACTACGTTGCTAGAAAAGGTGTTCACCACCTCGGACATTGTGAGCCGTGTTTTCCGTATGCCTATTTCCGCCAATTCCAACGCTATCAAAATTCCTGCGGTGGCGGATTCCAGTAGGGCGGATGGCTCTCGGTCTGGTGGTATTCAGGCATACTGGGCTGCTGAGGCGGGAACTAAAACCCCCTCTCAGGCAACCTTTGAACAAGTTAGTTTGGAACTCAAGAAACTTGTGGGCCTGACTTACGCAACCGATGAACTTTTACAGGATGCATCGGCTCTCGAAGCCTGGATTGGCAGAGCCTTTGCCGCAGAGTTTGACTTCAAGATTGCGGATGCTGTCATCAATGGTGATGGCGCAGGCAAACCCCTCGGCATACTCAACTCTCCGTGTCTGGTAACTGTTACGGCAGAAACAGGTCAGGGTGCATCCACCATCGTGGCTGAGAATGTCATTAAGATGTGGTCAAGACGCTTCGGCCCGAACACTGGGAAATATGTCTGGCTTATAAATCAGGATATTGAACCCCAACTCTATACGATGGCTCTGGCGGTAGGTACGGGGGGAATTCCCGTCTATATGCCTGCTGGAGGTCTATCGAGTGCTCCTTACGGCACACTGTTCGGTAAGCCAGTTATCCCTTGCGAACAGGCTGCCACTCTTGGAACTGCCGGAGATATAATCCTTGCCGACCTGAGCCAATATCTGATGATTGACAAGGGTTCAATCCAGTCAGCCTCGTCTATACACGTCAAATTCACCACAGACGAGACGGCGTTCCGGTTCACCTACCGCTGTGACGGACAGCCCCTTTGGAAGACGGTTCTAACCCCCTACAAGGGCACCGGCAATACGCAGAGTCCATTCGTAGTTCTGTCCTCAACCCGCACGTAATCTTGATGGGAGGGTTGAAGAAAGGCTAAATTCTCCCTCCCCTTTAAGAAACAAAACAAGCAAAACCTTTAATAGCGAAACTCATTAAGTAACAAAAGTTTAATAACGGAGGAATTAAATGGCTAATAAGAATCTTGACCAAATGATACATTATGTCCCTCTCGTGGACTATGCCCAGAAAACGGCAACCTTTTCGACCCCCTGCATCAGTATGAAGCTCTACGAGAAGGTGGAGTTTTACATCAAATGCGAGGCTCTCGCTACGGCTGATTTTACCGTGACTGTAGTCCAGTCCACCGCTACCACAGCCACCTCAACCGCTACTGTTAATGCCCATTACAGACTTAGTGCTGCGGGCGGGACTGATACAATGGGAGATGTGACCGCCATCGTGGCTGCGACTGGTTTTGACATCCTGAATACCAACGACAACAAAACCTATATCGTGTCTGTCGAATCTCAGGAACTTACTACGGCAGACAAGCCTTACTTGGGGCTTACCTTCACCGACCCCGGGACTGCTGACGCATACGTTACTATCTGGGCGATGTGCTGGCCGAAGTATCCCCAAGAGACAAACGCTAGTGCATTAACCTAAAGGAGAATCATGGCAGAGAAGCGTCATAAAAGAAAATATGCGAGGCGGGAAATCCCCGCCTCGTCTCCCCCCATCGAGAAGGCACTTGTTTCACCGCCTGTTGACACAATGGTTAAAGTTGATAGCAATATCTGCAAAGGTTGCGGGCGTAGGATGACTGAAATCAGGTGTCAATGCGGGTGGGTAAAACCAATCAATAAATAATCCGGGAATAACCCAGACCCTTAAGGAGGGCTTAAAATGTCAACTAAAGGTGTAGGAACTTTTTTAATCAATTCAGTATTTGCTAGCGGTTCGTTGGTCTTTTATGAGAAGGCTGTAGGTAGAACTGCTACGGGCGATGTATTCACAGTCGGGACGGCTGCGGTCAAGGTCGGCGGGACTTCCCAGGATGTTGACTTTCAATGGTATGGCACTGGGTCTAAGTCATTCATTCTTGACTTAGGCGCAGCTACAATGACGCTAGTGGGGGTGGCTACAGCGACTGATGGTGCGGTAACTATCACTGACGCCACCGCAACCTCAAGCACTACCACAGGTGCGTTAATCGTAACTGGTGGTATTGCTACGGCTGCCGATGTATGGGTGGGGGATGACATAAATGTCTTTGACGATATTCTCTTGAGTGCAACTTCCGTCATCAACTACGGTGCTGGTGACATAACCTTTACTGGCGGAACTAATGTAGTAACAATAGCAGGTGGGCTTCTGACATCATCTAATACTACGGGCTTTAGCTCAACTGCTACTTTTGTCCCCGATTCTACTAGAACAAACTATGCCTTTGCTATTGGTACTCGTGCTGCTGCTATGGATATTACCACTGCTGGCGCAGCGAGCCAGCATTTTGACCCAATCCAGATAAACCTTAACGTGATAG